CCGTGAGTGCCACTACGCCTTCCCCGCGGTAGCTCCCCAGGAGTGTGAGAAGTGTCATCGACCGCGGCAGTTCCTGGACTACCACGAGGTGCCTCTGTTCAACCAGAACCTGCACATGGCTGGGCATGCCGATGGGCTGGACACCTGGGACGGCCCCATCATCGAGATCAAGAGCGTGGGCCTGGGGACGCTGCGCTTTGAAGCGCCCAACCTGATCGCTCAGCACACCTACGACTTCCACATCAACGGAAAATCGAGGAAGTTTCTAGACTACGACGGGCTGTGGGATTCCATCCGGCACCCATTCCCCTCACACGTTCGACAAGGTGATTTTTATTGCTACATGAGCCGCAAGTACCACGAGGTGCTCTTCCTGTACGAGTGCAAATGGAACCAGCGCACCAAGGAGATGATTGTCCAGTACCAGGAAGACCGCATCGCGGATCGACTAGACAAGTGCAGCCGCATCACCATGGCACTCCAGGGGGGCCGTGTTCCACCATGCCCCTTCAACGGTTGTGCCGATTGCCAACGCTACGAGGAGAAGCATGCAAACTCAGGAGGACGAGTCCTCATCCGTCGGTCGCCGGATCAGCCGCCGGCCCCCGCTCGATCTCAAGGAAACGCTGGCGAGAATGGTCAACGGCCAGCGCCGCGCCGTCTACACCGATCTGGGGATCGATGAACCTCAGGCCCCAGACCATCAGCCTCCCACCCTGGGGACTGACATCGATGACCTCACCGACAAGCAACTCATGGATTTATTCGTCAAGTTCACCCGCTGGTGTGATTATTTTCAGAACCAGCTAGCCATCGAAGAGATATTTGAGCACCATGCAGAGATGGAAATCCGACGCCTGGAGGGGTTGTACCTCACACGCAATCGTCCTGAAAAAGCGAGCGAAGCGGTCACCTGGGTGCGGGCGGCGATGGAGACTGACTCCGAGATTCGTTCCGCGAGGGATGCCCTCAGGCTGTACTACGCCAGGCGAAAGCTGAAGCAGATGCTCTTTGAGTCAGCCGAGCGGGACGCCGCGGTGGTGAGCCGAGAACTCACTAGGAGGACCGATACCAAGAACCCTGGATACCGTCGAGCAGATCGAGGAGCGCCATGATCAAGTGTGTAGGCCAGACCAAGAAGGGGCCGTGTACCAACAAGGCCATGTACGTCGTCGGGGAGGAGGAGGTGTGCTTCATCCACCTCCAGACCTCCCTGAAGGAGCAGCTAGGCACTGACACGGGTATCGCCGCCAGGCAAGTGGTGGTGCGATTGGCGACTCCATGACCCCGCCACCGAACGCCGAGAAGGGGGGGGCGTTATCAATGAGCCACGAAGTCGAAGAAGCGGCGCTGCGAATCAAGCGAATCGTTGAGGATGCCCACCAGTTGATGGGAAGAGGCATAACGGAGGATGAAACCCGCCAGATATATGGAGTTCTGGACGAGTTGGAGTCCGATGCTGCGCTTTGGATGCTCTGGCAGCAGAGGAACTTGGGTTGCATTATCAACGATGAGGGCGAGGTGGGGTGGAGGTCGATCACTCCGTACAGAGCACCCCCTACCGGCAGGTCAGGGATGAAGCCATGACCTACTGGTGGCGTCCGTACATCGGCTGGGGCCGGCGGCAGTTCGTGGTGGGCATCCGCCGCAACCGTCGCGACCGTATCTGTCCTGAGCACCGCTTCATCCGCCTGGAGAATGAACTGTGGTGAAAACCTGGGTGGTGGAGGGCAAGATGTTGGGGCGATTTTCCTTTGAGTGTGAGTACTGCGGGTACTGCGGAGGCAACTACGCCACCAGGGAGACAGCCCAGGTCTATGCCGACATCCACGCCAAGTACGAAGTCCCCGAGCACCGATGACCGACCTAGTCAATCATCCTCCGCACTACGGCAGCCACCCATCAGGTGTCGAGTGCATCCGCATCGTGGAGCACTACAACTTCAACGTGGGCAACGCCATCAAGTACCTGTGGCGGGCAGGCCTCAAGGATGGGGTGGACCCGGTGGAGGATCTGAGGAAGGCAGCCTGGTATGTCAACCGGGAGATCGAGAGGATCAGCGGTGAAGAAGCTAGGGCGGTACCCGATGTGGGAATCGAACGAGGGGCCACCTCACATGGTGTTCACGACCGACATACGACTGCCTTCAGCGGCCAACGCTCATGAGCGACTCATCCGGCGGCACCTGGAAGTCTGCCCCCAGTGCCGCGAGTGGTCCGACGAACACGGCAATGACTGGGCCAGGTGGTTCTGGGTTGACTCTGACCTTTGACGAGTGGCTGGAGATCGGTATGAAGGAGGGGTACTGCTCTAGCCCTGTCTGTAACACTCATGATGGGCTGCCCTCCAGCGAGGAAGAGGACGCTGAGTGGGAAGACGGGGGCGATCCCTGCGTCCCGGCAGTGAGGTTGTTCTGGCATGACTGACATCTACATCGGGATTGATCCTGGATCCAAGAACTGTGCCCTGGTGGCCTGGTCGCCCACCGGGGGCCTGGTGGCGGCGTGGAAGCCCAAAGGCACCATGCCCAAGGGGGTACTACGCCTGCGCCGGCTGATGACCGAGATCGGCGCAGAGCTAGAGAAGCTGGACACCAGGGGCAACTGGATCAAGGGCATCGCCATGGAGGGATACTCGATGGCTGAACGCTACGGCCAACACGCCTCCGGTGAGGTGGGAGCAGCGATCAAGCTAGCCGTGCTGGGCCAGTTCGCCACCGACGACCGGAGGGCCTACCCGACCCTCGTCACCCCTCAGCAACTCAAGAAGTTCGTCACCGGCAACGGCAACTTCAAAGGCGAGATGATGTCCAAGGAGGTGCTGAAGCGGTGGGGCGTCGACTTCCCCAACAACGACCTGGCGGTGGCCTACGGCCTGGCCCGCATAGCTCACGCCGTCGATGCCGATCCGGAGGGCCTGACCCAGTTCCAGAGGGACGTGGCCGTCGCCCTGGACGGCAGGACCGAGTTCGACCCCACCGCCACCCGCCGGCTGGTCAGGGTGGGCCGGTAGCCCCGCCCTAGGCTTTCGGGTATGGCAGATCAACGCAGAGTTGGACACAGCGCACGACGCCGCATGGGTGCTTCCTCCAGCCATCTGGGTATGGCTGGCGGTCCAGGCGGCTCCTGGAGTCCTCCGTATGCCGGCTCTCCTGGTGGAGAAGCTGCCCTCGCCGGGGCTGAGCAGACAGCCCAGGGCAACGTCCAGATCCCCATAGCAGGAGGTCGAGTCATGAGTTCAGAAGGACGAGCCAAGGGGGTGCCACCGGAATATCCGACCGCCACCAAGCCTCCCCTGGGTGACAGCAGCCACTTCGTGGCCGGCGTGGCAGCCGGCGTCCAGGCTGAGCCGCACCCACCCCGAACCCGCGGTGGTCCCGAGATGGCGAACGCCAGGCTCACGGTATCCCCCTCCATGAAGGTGCCCCAGGAGTCCCCGGTGCCAACCCAGGGGGGAGGACGGCCCGTGCCCTCGACGCCCTCCCGCCAGGGCAGCTTCGGTGCCGGCCAGGGGGATGCATTCGGATGAGCGACCGCGGAGTCTTCCAAGGCCCTGCCCCCATGAACACAGGGCAGGGTGAAGGAGGGTACGAGTACGCGGACCACGTCCTCAAGGAGCCGCATGGCCCCACCTACGACATGGTCACGTCAGAAAAAGACGCGTCCACCAGGGATCCCCAGGACGCCCATTTTATGGGGCAGCTTCTGCCGGCAGCCCACTCCCGCTCAGAAGAGGTGCGCTCCTTCTTCAACGCCCAGTCGATCACCGGGTAACCCGTGCCCAGGGGCGTCTTCACCCCATGGCAGTACCTGCCGCCGTATAACTACGGCGCGCCTGGGAACGCCAACACGGTTGGCGGTGGCGGTGGCATCGGGCCGTATTTCCGCGATGCCATGGATGCCAGGCGGTCTGCCTACAACCAGACGCCAGCCGCTCAGTGGCCCGATGGCTACCTGGGGACCATCAACACCAGGAGACAGGACCGCCTCCTCGACGCCATTAAGAACCGTGCCAATCAGAGGTCTTATGTCAGGGGGGTCCACAAGGGCGAGCGGATCGATCCGGCTGACTACATGTACCCGCCCACGCTCCAGCCCGAGCGGGGCATCCAGCGCCAGATGATGACCGCGGTGCCTTTTGACACCATGGTGCTGAACGACCGCGGTGCCCCTCAGCTAGAGCTAGTCCCCCAGTACAGCCCTCGTGAGCAGGCGATGATGGGGGCCGAGCCAGGTATCGGACGCACCACCCAACTCCGTAAGCTCGCACCCCCCTGGAGGTAACGATGTCCAACTGGTTCTTTCACCCGGTAGGAGGTGAAGGAGAGGAAGCAGGAGGTGCCCCCGCCGGGGCCACGCCCAAGGCCCCAGGAGGAGACCAGGCCCCGCCCTTGCATCCTCTGACTGGCATGCCCAGTTCCATGCCCCAGGTAGGCGCGACCAGCCCGGTCAATGATCCCAGCCGGAACGTCTACCGCGGCACCCAGTTTGCCCAGACCGGCCTGGGCCGGTACATGAACCGCAACAACAACGGGATGCAGTTCAACAAGCCGGCGATCATGGGGGCCGTCAGGAACGGTATCCAGATGTACGACGACGCCAAGTACTACCGAACACACGGTATGGGAGCGGCGTTACGCACCGTCACCGGCTTGCCTCAGTTGCCATCCCACAGGAACGACGACATCAACTCCAGGTACCGTGCGAACACCGCCAGCACTCATGGGTCGTACCCCGGTCACATGGAGGCCGATGTTGCTACTCAGGCTGCTCACCCATCCGCCGATCCCAACGACCTTGTCTTCTGATGGGCAACTTTGACGAGTTCTTTCCGTTCGACCCAGGGTATGGGGCCTCTGCCAACGCGGCCCGGTGGCGGAAGATGGCGCAGCTATGGATGGCGGATGGTGTCCTCGCCAACTACCTGAACCAAATGAACGCCAGCATCGCCGGCAGCGTGGTCACGGTGCAGACCGGGGCGGTCTTCATCCATGGGTACTACGCCGAGCTACAGAACAACCAGACCTTTACAGTGGGTACCAACGGCACCATCGTGGCCCAGGTCAACTTCGCCAACGAGGTCGTGGCCCTGGTCTACCGCGACACCGTGGTGGATTACGGGACCGGGGGCTTTGAGCAGGACACCAACATCTGGGAGATCCCCATCTGGGGGGTGAGCGGCGGCACCACCCTCCTCGATTTACGGAACCTGATCAACCCGGCCACGGGGCTGCGCTGGACAGCCAACCAATCTGGGGCCACCTCTGTCGGCACTAGCTCTACCGCTCAGTTCAGCTTCGGCGTGGCTCGCATCCCCTACGCGGCTCTGGGATTCCTGCATGGCACCCTGCTCGTCCAGTTCAGTGACATGAGCGTGGCTCAGACCGTGGCCTGCTCACTGACTTATCAATGGGGACAGACCGACCAACAGCCCAACCCGATCACAGCAGCCGACACCATCACGCCGGCCAACTCTGCCGGATTCCCTACAGGTTCCAGCATTTCAATGCCGGTCTCGTTGATGACGCCTGTGCCAGTAACTCAAGGAAAGAAGACGTTCGGATGGAGAGTGACAGCGGGGACAGGACCGGGGATCACGGTGTCACAGATGACACTGAGCCTGTGGACGGGGGGCAGGCCCCCGGCAGCGTAGTCACCTATGAGGTCAACGACGAGGGTCAGTTCGTGAACACCGAGACCGGCGAGGAATATCCCCCTGGGCCGGATCTGGCCCCTCACGAGGAAACCATGCCCGACTGGCTGTGGAGTCAGCATGCCGGCACCACTGAGGATCTCCGACAAGAGGCTGACCTGTGACTCTGCTCGACTCCTACTTTCCATTTGACCAGCCCCCTGGGAATATGGCTACGCCGGCCAACTGGCGACAGATGGCGCGGCTGTTCTACGGAAGTGGGGTCGTCCCTGGTAATCAGAACCAGCTAGCCGCCACCATCTCCGGTGGCACGGTGACGATCCAGCCAGGAGCGGTCTGGGTCGACGGGTTCTTCGGGCAGAGCAACTCCAACAAGACCGTCAGCGGTGTCAGTTCTGGCCTCGTCGTGGCTCGCATGGATCTGACACAGCGGCAGATCTATTTTCTGTACCTCCCCGGCACGAGCACCCCTGGGCAGAACCCCCTAGCCAACACCTACGACATCCCGCTCTATCAGGTCGCGTCAGCTTCGGCCATGACCGATGTACGCCAGTGGTGCAATGCTGATCCGACCAAGGTCGCCCGCGGTCGGACACATCGCAACGCGGCCTACAACACCAGCACCACACTCTATCCCTATGGCTTCGACACCATCGACTATGGCAGTAACTGGAGCGCGTACACCTTCGTCTGTCCTTACGCTGCGGACTATCTCTGCCTCTCTCAGGTCGGATTTGATGCCAACGCTGCCGGCCAGTGGTACAACATACGACTCGTACACAACACCACCCTGCAAGCCTGGAGCGGGACTCCCACCTCCACTGGAGGGGCCATCATGGTGGTTCAGATTCAGGACATCGTGCCGTGCAAAGCCGGCGACACGCTGTATATCCAGCACAACTGCTCCACCAACGGCCTTGCCGGCAGGGTTGGTAGCTACTACGCCTGGTTCACGGTGAGGGCGCTGACGTGACCTTCATAGTCCCGGCCAACTTCCGCCAGCTTCCCCCGGTCTGGGAGATCGCCCAACCATTTCAGATCGACTCCACCGGGGCCGTCGCCTTCGATGCCGATCCGCGGCGATGGGCCATCAATCACATCCTGGCGATCCTGCTGACCATCCCAGGAGAGCGGGTCATGCGACCTACGTATGGCGTCGGCATCTACCGCTTCGTCTTTGAGAACGACGACCCCATCGAAGAGCAGAACATCATTGCGGACTTCAACACGCAGATCGCCACCTACGAACCGAACATCACGATCACCGAAGTCGAGTTCGTGCGCCAGAGTGAGCCTAACTACTCAGGGATCGTGATCATGATGATCTCCTTCACGGTGGGCAACTCACCCACCACCTACACGTTCTCTGTCAACCTCAACGGCAGCCAGGTGGAGATAACCGTATGAGTGTCGCCCCAGTCTCCATCAGCACCATCGCTGATGTCGTCAGCGGGAGTGTGACAGTCCCCCCTATTGACTACACCAGCCGGGACTACACGAGCCTGGTCAACGACATGCTGACCTTGATCCCGAGCTATCTGCCGGAATGGACCGACCGCGCTCCTGGCGACTTCGGAATAGTGCTCCTGGAACTCTTTGCCTACACCGGGGATGTGCTGTCGTTCTATATCGACCGGATCGCCAACGAGGCGTTTATTGCCACCGCCCAACAGCGCCAGTCGATACTCAACATCGCCACCCTGCTGGACTACACGCCCCATGGCAACGTAGCTGCGACGGTAGGTGATCCGAAGAACCCCCTCGCGCCACCAGGGTTGCAGTTCACCAT